GGAAATGTTGGAGTACCCGTTGCATTATATTGAGTTGCATAAGGTAAATCAAAAGTAACAGAATCTTGATATGTTGTTCTAGCTAAAGAACCAACTGCCCAGGTATTTTCAACAAAGTTATAAACAACATTTCTATCCACTTGTTGTGATCCTGATTTTGCATAATTCCAACCGACTTCATTATATAACGAATTGTGATATGCATAAGAAATTTGATTTGCATCATAGTTAATTCCTAAATTGTCCCCATCTGTTGTAAATACAAAGTCTTCAACTAAAGAAGGTATCTGTTTAACTGTACCATCAAATGCAAAAAAACCTCCTCCAAAACCCATCCAGAACACCGCTCCTTGAGCAAATATCATAGCGTGTTGTCCAAGACACCCACAGTTTGTACCTACTTGTCTAATAGAGAATGTAAACGGTGGACCAACATATTGAATCGTATAAGCCGCTTGATCCGTTAAAACTAATATATAATCTTTACCTTGAACAGCTCCAATAATTGTATTTCCAGTATCTAATCTAAATGTACCTGCAGTATTTGTAACTTTTGGAGACCATGTACTAATATCTTCTTGATTTGAAAATCTTATAAGCATTGGATCAAAAGTTGTAGTATCTCCAATTGTGGTTTCGGTTCCCATTGCAAATAAATGTCTGTCCCTATCAGATACAATAGTCATAATAGATTTTGTAGGTGCTCCACTTACAACAGTTGCTCTTATAGTAAGTCTTCCTGCTGTAGATGGATCCCAAGTATAAGTTGCTCCATTTTTAATTGTAGCAACGAGTATTTGGCCAAAGTTATCTAGTGACCATGAACCAGGTTCTAGATTAACAGTTGTAACCGAAGATTCTTCTCCCCAATCTTCCCATAACGTTGCATTTGTAACAACAGCATTATCTAAATGTGATGCTGCAGTAGATCCATTAGCTCCTCGTCCACAGCCTGTAAAAGTTGTTGGAGTTACTCCAGTATAAGTAATTAATTCTGTATCAATATCTATTCTTCCGGTAGCTGGAAATCCTGTAGTTGAATCAACTGTAATAGTTGTAACAGAATTATTAATTGCTCCATTTAATTGATTTGCTACACTTGGAACAACTACTCCACCCCATAATCCTGTACCAAATCCATAAGCTGGAGTTTGAAATGTTGGACCAATAAATACATAAGGTGTCATTGTTAAAGTTCCACCTGCAGTCACACCTGTTCCTGTTTCAGCGCTAGCCATAGTAATTCTAAAAGTATTTGCTGTTGGTACTGAAGTTACTTGAAATGTATTTGTTGTAAAATCTGCTGATGTATAACTTGTTGTAGGGGCTCCTGGTGTTGTAACACTTGTAAATATTATATAATCACCAACAGATAATCCATGTGTTGTTAAATTTATTGTTACAGTTGTTGAAGATGTTGTTGATGTATAAGTTGCTCCAGTTAACGCTGTACCAAGTGGTGTAATATCGTAAAAAGAACCTTCGTAATAAATAACTAATATTTTAGAAGTTCCAATAGCTGCATATTTTTTACCATCTAATGCTGTCCACGTATGCTGGTCACGCGCTGGACCTGCTAAGGTGCTAGAAACGAGTTGCTGGAAACCACCTATCTTTTGTGGTTCACCATAACGAAATCTTATATTATCACCGTCAATCCATTGCCCTTCGGCTCCGGTTGCAGTTTGTTGTTTATTAAATCCTGGCTTAAATTGTATCTTCTGTAAAGGCATAAGTATCCTTTATATACTAAAAAAAGAAGAATTATACTATTTTTTAAACCAACTTGGAAGGCCTAAATGTTTTCTTTTATCAAATATATTGTCTTTTGCACCTTTAGTTGCAGTATCATTATAATGTAAAAATACTTGTGCACAATCTTTTCCGTTAAATTCTTCTCTCCAATGCTCTAATAAATTTCCTCTATAAACTAACATATCACCAGGTTTTAAATTAACTTTGATACCTTTAGTGTTATCTGAAACATAACCTTTACCTTCAACTAAATCACCCATCTTAGGATTTGGTTCAATATAGATTGGCCATTTGTCTCCACCTAGATTTAATGTTGTAGATATTTCACAGCTAAATCTATCTTTGTGACGATGTAATATATCTCCCTTTTTATAAATTCTTGCATAAGAATACGTTGGAATTAATTTTAATCCTGTTTGTTTTTCCATAATAGGTTGAACAGCTAAGAGTAATGTTTCCATAGCAATATCTGAATAATGGGAATAAGTATTAGGAACCTGACTATCATTCCATACGCCAAACTCAGTTGTAAATTGAGAAATATATCTTTCATCAAACATTGTTCTTGCAACTTGTTTTTTCATTAAAAAGTAGTTATATACAAAGTTTGCAATTTTAGGATCTATTGCTTTTTCAATAACAGTAAATCTATCTTTTTTAAAATTATATTTTTTAGACATTAAGAACCTACCTTTGCCATTTCTTTTGGAATAGCTTGTATATTAAAATGAATAAATCTAAGAGATTCTTTACTATAATTAGTTACAAATTCATATTCCATATAACCTGGAAAAAATAAAAGAACACCTGGTTTTATTTTAAAATTTATAATTTCTGTCCCGTAAGTAATTTCCTCTGATTTTTTAAGTTTTAATTTAGTGCATCTTGCCCCTGTTCTAGGTTCATGAAATATTGGATAAGAAGTATTTTCACTTGCTTTGAGAAAATAAAATCCCCCTACATGTTGATTATAATTAATATGAGCAGAATAATGACCCCTTCCATTTTTAGAAAATTCTTGTACTCCGCTTTCAGAAAAAAAAGTTGTATATTGTTGCATATCAAATCCTTGCCAATCTAAAAATTCCCAAGCTTTTTGACCTACATAATTATGAAAATCTCTAAATTTAGTATCTCCTGTTAATGATGTTGAATAGTAAGATGTACTACGATCATTAAATTTTTCAATTTCATCTTTTATTAATTCTCGGGCTTCTTTAATATATTTATCAGTTGTTTTAGTAAGAGATTTTAAAAAATCTAATTTTTCTTCAAACCAAAACGGTGTTTTAAAATATTCTTCTATAATCATATTATTTAAACGGATATCCTAAATTCCAAATGACTAAAGAATATCTTGTACCTTTCGTAACTGGTTGAACTCTATGCCACACAAAACTTGGAAATACAACAATAGAGCCTTTAGGAAGTATTTCTTTTACAGTCAACACATGTTTATCTTCCTCGCGCATGTGTGGATCATAATTTCTGCAATCAAACTGTAATTCGCCACCTGTATATTCTGAACCATCAGTTAATTGACAAGTTACAGATAATTTTCTAATTTTACCATAACTATTTTTATCCTCTGGTTTATCATATGGTTTATCCCAAGAATCACAATGCCAATCATAATATTGATTTAGTTTATATTTAGTAAATTGGCAAGATTCAGAAAAAGTCCAATCATAATTCCAACCAGCTAACTTGTTTGCTTCATGTATGTATGGATGTATTTCTTTATAGATCCAAGTGTCATTTAACCACACAATATTCGAATTTCTTTTCTTTTTTAAATCTATAATTTCTTCTTCTTTTAATGGTTGTTTTTTTAAATCTCTATTAGAACCTATTCCACCAGTAATGGCTAAATCTTCCTGATGTTGTAATCCATATTTAATAACATCATCACAAAACTTTGGAGTTAAAGCTGATTTAAAATACCAATAATAATTAGATAAATTCATAAGTCGTAGTTAATATAAAGTTTAATTGTTCTGATGTATTAGCAGTTATATGATATCTTTGTGTAGAAGGAAACATTACAAAATCATTGTCATTTAAAAGTATTTCCAAGCTTCTTCCTTTTCTTCTATTATCATCATATTCTATAAATACTTTACAAGAATCTTTTCCAATATTAACACCGTATAACATAACATAATCTGGTGAATGTTTTAAATCTACAAGATCAAGTTGTAATAAAGAATGAGAATATTCTCTTGGCTTATAAATTTCTCCAAATGTTTCTTTGTTTACTAATTTAAAACCATATTTTAAATTTATATGTTCACGTAAATAAGTTTGCAACATATCCCATGGTTTTGAAAATGGAAAATTATTATTGTAATTTTTAAATAATAAAATATCTATACATAATTTTTCTCTGTCTATTTCAAAACCTTCAGGCATTTCTATTTGCCCGAAATATATATCTATTTCTGATAAAACTTTCTTTTCCATATTTAAAATATAGATAATATATTTATATATTATTGTAAAGGGTGACTAAGAAACTATGATATTAACTAAATCCCAAGATTGATTTGTATCATTCCAGTTATAACCCCATCTATGAGTATTAACTATATTTTGAGAAATTTGTTCTTCAGTTAATGCTGGTGCATCACCAATTGGTGATTTCCAAGATGCAGTTGCTACATTTTTTACCCATGAAGCATAAGGTTTTTCTGGCCAGAATATTTGATTACCTTCATCCCAAGTATAACCTATACCTGCATAGTTTCCTCTAAATGGTGTTCCACCATTTCTATGCTGTCCACTCTGTGTATTGTAAGATGTTTGAATCCACATTTGAGCGGGCCAGTTATTATGTTTTTCTAAATATTGTTGACCTACTAATTCTTCTTCAATACCAGAAACATTCAGCATATCACTGTTGTTTAGTGTTAATACTGCTATAACTTTTTTATCATTATTTATTTTTGCAAAATGTGCCATAATAAACTCCTATTATAATTTATTTTTAGTTAGTTTTAAATTCATAATTTTTTATTGAAATTTATATCTTATTACTACTATACCTGATCCAGCTGTTACTCCATTTTCATCATTTGATGCTCCTGCTCCTCCTCCTGTATTGGTAACCCCTTGTCTTGGAGCTGCACCATTTTGACCACCAAGTCCACCTCCACCTGAACCACCAGGAAATGTTCCAGATGGTGCGCAACCACCACCTCCACCTGCAAAATATCTTGTACTACCTACAGGACCTGATGTTCCATAACTTGGGGCTGTTGGACCAAAAAAACTATCTGAAAGATAAGAACCAACTCCACCTGGACCACCTGTACCAGCGCTTCCAGTTGCACCTGCAGCACCTGCTCCACCACCACCTCCTCCTCCTCTATTTGGATTGGATCCAGTAGAAGGTCCGCCATTACTTCCTTGAGGGGGACTTGTTGGAGGCGTATTTCCGTTACCCGCTGAAGAACTAGATCCTGGGCTAGGACCCGCTCCTCCACCTGAACCACCTGAACCACCTAAATTCGTTGCAGCATAATTTTGTCCACCCCCTCCACCAGTTGATGTAATAGTTGAAAATACTGAATCTGAACCTGATTGAGGAGTTGATGGTACGCTATCGGCTGTTCCTCCTATTCCACCTCCTCCAACTGTAATTGGATAACCTTGTGCTGAAACTGGTAAAGATGCAGGTGCATTTAAAGGAGATACAGAGGGTAAACTACTATAACTTCTAAATCCACCAGCTCCACCTCCTCCACCAGTTCTTCCAGATCCACCTCCTCCTGCCACAACCATGTATTCAACTGTATCTGATCCTTGAGGATTACCTACTGATGAAACTGTAAAAGTTCCTGGTCCTGTAAATACGTGAGTTTTAAAATCTCCAGATGTTAAAATTGTTCCACCAGTTGCTATAATGAAAGATTTAACTCCAGCAGTAAAACCAAATCCTTTTGCTGAAGCTCCTCCGCGTGTAGACTGTAAAGGCATTCTTTCTTCTCCTTATTTAAATTGTGTTATCGATGCTAGTACTACGTATGTTGATGCTGCTGTTTTAATTGCTGTGTAAGAATACACATCAGTAGATGAAGCATTTCCACCTGTTGGAGCAGATCCACCTTGCCAGATTGCTGTAACAGTTGTTCCATCAACTTGAAGTACGTTGTTATAGAATGTTGTATTATTATTTTTAGCTAAAAGAGCAACAGTAACTGATTCACCAGTATTTAGTGCTGCATTTAATGCAGTAGAAGAGTTTCCTCTTAAGTTAACTGTAAAGTTAGATCCAGCTGCTACGTTTGCAAAATAAACAGCTTGTGTAAGTATATCATAATTAAATGAAGTTACAAATGTAGTTGATATTGTAGCATTCTCAAATACACCAAATATTTTTGATTCACCATTTAATGTAATTCTTCCAAGATCACCTTTTGGAGTTAAAGTTAATCCAACGTTTGTATCTCCACCTGTTGCAGAAATAATTGGACTTGATCCAGCTGCAGCGTTAGCTATTGTAATTTCATTTGTAGCTGATGCAGTTGTTGAAAATTTAATTTGTTCGTTAGCATTTTCATCTATAATTCCATATGTACTTGCAACTATAATATTTTTTGCATTTGTACTTAAGTTTGCTGCAAGTGTTGGAGTATAATCATTAGATAATTTTCCAATGTTAGAATCTACAACATCTGTTCCATTTAAATATAAAATTTTT